GCTCGGCAAAGCGGAGGCGGGTCTGGAGGCCGCGAGCGCGGAGACGCTGATCGCACAGTCTGGGACACCATCTGGGAAGCAGCCGGAATCCTCGGAGTTCACCCAGGCAAGTGGACCCTCCGACAACTCCTCCTCGCTAGAGACAGCCGCCTAGAGCATCAGTGGTGGCACACCGCCAACCTCATCGCCCAGCAAGCCAACATTCACCGAGACAAACACTCGCCCAAGGCAGACCCGAGAAAGTTCAACCCGTTCGCAAAGAAGACGCGACCCAAGGCGCGAGAGGCAACTCCCGAGGATCTTGAGCGGCTCTTCGGAAAAGACTGGCAGAAATACGCATGAGCGCAGGATCAGTCAGAGCGGGCAGCGCGTTCGTCGAGATCGGGGCAGACCCGCGCAAGTTCTTCGCTGCGTTGAATCGCATCAACAAGGCGATGGCCAACATGGGCCGCTCGCTCGCCGGGGCGGGGGCGAAGATCGGCGGCATCGGCGTGGCGACGCTCGCGCCGTTTGCGGCTGCGGTGCGGCAAGGGACGGCATATCAGTCAACGCTGTTGAATATCCAAGCGTCGACCGGGGCGACTGCCCAGGAGCTCGACCGTCTCAAGGCGGCATCCATGCAGATGTCGCAGGCGATGGGCGTCGGGCCGACGCAGATCGCTGGCTCGTTCCTCGAACTTCTCAAGGCGGGCATGAGCGTCGAGCAGGTGCTCGGCGGGGCAGGGCAGGCGGCGATTGAGTTTGCGACGGTCGGCCAGATGGACGTGGCCGAGGCTGGCGTCGTTATGGCTGACGCCATGAAGGTCTTTGGCGTGACCGCTGACGTGGCGGCCAATGCGATCTCATCGGCGGCAGATGCTTCGAGCACGTCGATTGCCGGTCTGTCGCAGGCGTTCTCGCAGGTGTCGGCGGTCGCCGCTCTGGCGAATCAGTCGATTGGCGACACGTCGGCAGCACTGGCGATCCTTGCCAACGCTGGCGTGAAGGGCTCCGACGCCGGCACTTCGCTCAAGACGATGCTCCTGCGGCTTATGGCCCCGGCAGACGAGGCGGTCGGGGCGCTGGCCTCTATCGGCCTGTCGGTTGCTAGCTTCCGCAACGCCGACGGCTCCATGAAGCCGCTCGTCGACATCATCGGCACGCTGAACGGCGCGCTCGGCGGGCTCGACCAGGCTGCGAAGGACGACATCTTCCGGCAGATCTTCGGACAGGATGCCATTCGTGCGGCTGCGATCCTGACGAGCACGGGCGTTGATGGCTTCAACGACATGACCGCCGCGATGGGCGGGGCGATGTCGGTAGGCGACAAGTTCAAGACGATGATGAGCGGGCTGGCTGGGGCTGGCGGCACCATCGTGGCTGCCCTGGAGCGTTTCGCCATCGCTATCTCGGACGCCGTTGGTCCCGCCTTGATGTCTCTCGCAACGCCAATCGCCGGACTCATCAACGGCCTGACCGATTTCGCCACCAAGAACAAAGAGACGGTCGCGACAATCGCTAAGTTCGGCGTGGCGGCGGTTGCAATCGGCGGCGCTCTCACTGGGCTGGGCCTGTCGCTCCAGGCGGCGAGCTTTGGATTCGGCGGAATTCTCAAGGCGGTTGGCGTTGTCGCCGCTCCATTAAACGCAGTGGCAAGCCTTGCGTCATTCGTGGGCATGTCGTTCTATAAGGCGATTGCTGGCGTGTTGGCGTTCTCAACGAAATCCGTGGCCGCAGCGGTCGCAAGCGGTGCGGCTTGGGTGACGGCCAACGCTCCGCTGCTCATCCTGCTTGGTCTTCTCGGGGCTGCCGGTGCCGCTGCGATATACGCGGCGGGCGGTTTCTCTGGCATCGCAGACGCGATCGGCGGCGGCCTCAACCAAGCGGCGGCTGACGGGATGGTCGTCCTCTCCGATCTCGCCACAACCGCCACGACCACATTCAACGGCATCTACGCTGCCATCAGTGCTGGCGACCTCTCTGGTGCGATGGACGTTCTCTGGGCAGGGCTGACCGCCGGGTGGCTGCGTGGCGTCGAGGCTCTGATGGGCTACGTCGACCCGTGGGTCGCAACGTTCCAGAATGTGTTTACCTACGCCGGGACGGAGATCGCCGTCGTCTGGGAGCAGATGTGGACCGGGCTTTCGGCCACGGCCAACACGATCGGGGCGGCGCTTACGGGTGCCTTCGACAACATCATCAACGGCGTGCTGAAAGCGTGGGACTCGCTCGAAGCCGGGATCCTCAAGTCGTGGAATTACATTCAATCGTTTTTCAAAAAGGGATTCGATCTCAAGAAGGAAAACGAGAAGGTCGACAGCAAGATGGCGGCTCGCGCCCGTGAGCGTGAGCTAGCACGGCCTGGCGTCGCTGGTCGCATGGCGACGGCTGCCAGTGAAAACGAAGCCGCAGCCAACGAGTCACAGGCTCGCGTCGATGCCATGCGGGCGGGTGCCGACGCCACCGCACAGGGCAGATTCGACGAGAACGCCAGCCGGGCCGAGGCACGCCGGGCGGCAACGCTGGGGGCCGAGGCCACGCTAAACGACCTCGTCAGGGGGCAGGCGGAAACACGAGCCCGTGGTCAGCAGGTCGACGACCTCGGCGGCAGTATCGCCAACGTCGGCTCTCTCGACGGGCTCCGTGGGCTGGCCGACGAATTCCACACGCTCAAGGCGATGGGTCGTCTCACGAGTGAGCAGGAGAGCAAGCTCGCCGAGGCTCTCGACTCTGCCACTGAGCGGCTCATGGGCGAGGGTGCGACGATTGACCCGGCAGAGAAAGCACAGCAGGGGGCAGGCGGCGCAGGCGTTAGCGGCCCCAGCCAGGCCGAGGTCGCCGGGACGTTCTCGTCTGTCGCTCTCGGCGGCATGGGCTTCGGCAGTAGCCTCATGCAGAAGGTGGTCGACTACGGCAAGCGTACGGCCGAGGCTACGGAAGAAATGGCACGCAATGGAGCGGAGGTCGCCGCCTAATGGCAACGTGGGTCGAAGATAACGCATCGCGCTCCGCGACGATCTACCGTCTCGGCAAGAAGGCCACGTCCACGATGACGCGGTCCTACAAGGTCTTCGGCCACGCGGACGACGTGTCGCTGCACGCTGACTGCAACCAGCGGATTTCCAGCACGCTCCGGTTTTGGCAATACCCAGGGGCCAACGTCCAACTTCAGGCGGAAGCCTATTCGGTCGACTACCTCGGCGACGACGCTTGGCACGTCGAGATCCAATACGAGAAGATCGGCGCTGACGCGCAAGAGCCAGACCCGCTGCGGCGTTCGCGGTCGTTCGACACCAGCGGCGGCACGTCACACATCACGCAGGCGGACGGCGGAAAGATTACGTCGAATGGCAGCACGACCACGCGAACCGGGACGGAGCGGCGTTTTCCTTCGACCGCCCCGAGCATGGACTCCGCGATCGGCGTCGATGACAACGGCGTGCAAGGCGTCGACATCGTCGTCCCAGCCCTGACGTGGACGGAAACGTATGACGTAAAGAGCACCTACGTCACCAGCAATTACATCAAGAGCGTGGCGGCCCTGACCGGGACGACCAACGGCGCATCGTTCAGGACGTTCGAGGCTGGCGAAGTTCTCTTCTTGGGCGCGAGCGGTTCGCAGGAGTGGGATAGCGAAAAGGGCGACGGCCCGTGGTCGCTCTCGTTCAAGTTCGTGGCGTCTAAGAACATTACCGGCCAGACGATCGGCTCAATCACTGGCGTCGAGAAGAAGGGCCACGAATACCTCTGGGTCCGCTACGAGAGCTCGGTGAGCGGCAGCGACTTGGTGAAGAAACCGAAATACGTCTACGTCAACACGGTCTACCGTGAGGGCGACTTCTCGGGCCTCGGCATCGGGACTTCCTAATGGCCCGCAACGACGGACGCCTTGAACCTGGTCAGAAGCTCGCCGGGGCGATCTCGGCGCGGGCGTGGAACCGCGCGCAGGACGCAGCGGATCGCGTGCTCGGCGTCGGCACTGGATTCACGGGTGGCGGTGCGACCGGGGCGGACCCCGCGCCCAACATCGTCCTCATCAAGAACGCCAGCGGCGCCGACGTTCCGTGGCTTGGCGTGCTGGGGATTAGCGGCGTCGAGATAGACCCAAGCGGCGGCAACCTCACGGGCAACACGGACGCCGACAAGCGGGCGCGGGAGTTTGCGTCCCGCCCGGTACTAAGCGGTAGTCTTCCGTCGTCGTCCAGCGACGAGCTCTTTGTGGTCGCGATGGAACCGATCAAAAGCGGTGCGATCGGCCGGGCCGCGTGCGGTGGCGTGTTCGCCTGCAAGGTGAATGTCACCAATGCAACGCACAAGTTCGCGAAGGCGAAGGACGGCGACCGGACGCAGTTGCAGTCAGCATCTTGCGGCGTGCTCCAGCTGCTCTGGAAGGAAGGCGGCACGGGCGCGAACAAGTGGGCGCTAGGGGCTCTCTGATGCCACGACGCGGCAACTGCTGCCGGTGTATCGGCT